TAAATCGTACATCTCAAACGTAAACAATTTTTTTATTGGCATAGCACTTACTCCTTTTCTGATGTATTATTCACCGTCATCTTTAATCTCTACCATGTCTTGTGGATCCATGTCATCACAAAGATGCTCCAATAAATGTATACGGCCAGTATAATCAAATTGTTTAAGAGTGCCATTTTCGTTACGAATTGGATTACCATTACTGTCCATCATGTAATAAGTGATGAGGCACAGTTCAACAGTACAATCTTCATAATTATTAACCATTTTAATTGCTTCCTTTCAGTTGATCACGACCAACAGACGGAGTGTCTGCTTGTGGTTTTTCCTCTACCACTTCAAGGTCGTGAGATGATAGCTCAGGTAGAAGAACCTTTTGAATGTACTCCTCAACTTCTTTCTCACTCTTAGCATCAATCCGTTCTTTATAAACTATGAGATAGGTTTTCTTAGTCATTTTTATTCTCCCTCTTTTTCGTTTTGTTCCAAGAGCATCAACATGCCCTGCTTTATTAATAAAATAGTTAATAAAATAATGAAAAAGACCAAAACAAAACTAAAAATAAATCCTGCAATTATTATGAAATCAATCACTTTTTTAACTCCTTAGTTAGTTTCAACAGCTAGCAATCCGAATCTTGAATCGGACTGCTAACAATTCAAACTAAAATGATTTCATAGCCAAATAAAATGGGCGCCCCCGTTCCAGTGAGCCGATAGCCTCAAGAGCATAAATAATAACCTCGCCTTCAGAATCCTCAGCTACATACCAACCTTTGTTTTCAAGCTGATTTACTACCTTTTTGCTGTTAGTAACCGCTTGTCTGGAAGCCCCGTGCGCCTTTCGTTTATCGGGATAGAAATCAAAATAAGTGCGGGCTTCGTCATAACCTTTGTCATTAATCAAGTGAATGACATCAAATGCACGTTTTCCAAAGTCCACGGCCCAGGCTATGTCCCGAACTCCAGCTTTACTCATTGCTTCACTCATTGTTTTATTTCCTTATTTTTCAGTTTAGACAGCAAGCTAGACCATTATTAATGGCCTAGCTGACAATTCAAACTATATCATTCGTTCATAAAAACCTTGGTAATCTACCATTCATTTCTGCAACCTGCTTCTGGCACTCATCCGAACACTCGTTTAAAGGCTTTTGACTCAGAAAATATTCCATCATTGGATATTTTTTATTGGTTTTTTTGATTCGTTCTTGGGGCGTAAGGTGAATATCTTTAGTTTTTTGCATTGTATTTCCTTCCTTTTTTTAGTTGATATTGTGAAAAAGTGGGCGTATTGAGTACCCACTCCTTCCCAATATTAACTATTCAAATCTGCTAAGATATAAACACCGCTTTTTATCTTGGCTTTTGTCTCTTTTAGAGTCTCGCCTAGAAACATATTTCTGTATTTAGCCGTAGTTTTTGAGTAATTCCAGGTGTTGCGGTCAAGCCAAGTCTGTCCGTTTGTGCCTTGTTTAGCTATAACTGAGTTATAACTTTGTAAATACATATTTCCAGCGTCATCAGTAATAACAAATTGATTGGCTATTCTGTTACCCTTGTTACTTAGCATATTGGTTAATTTCATTATCTTGACTCCTTTCCTCTTATGGGGATATATGGGAATTATAGAAAGAAATGACGAAGTACACAAGTGCGACATATTGTCGCACCTATAGGATTATATAAAATTAGACGTTGACTCGACAATTTCGGGAAGCTACATCTAGTATGTGCCGTACGACACAAGGCACATATAGAGACTCCGTATAAATGATGCCCCACAAGGGCAATCATTTATCTAGTAAGAAACTAGTTTTTTTTATTTTTGGCATTCTAAGCCCCCTGGTGGGCTTTTTTTTGGTTGGATGTTTAGTACCAGTTGACTCCGTTTCGTGCCTCCACGGGCACGACAGGCAGTCTTTATTTCGCCACATTTGGCACAATTTCACCACATTGCCTGGCATTGTCTACCTGGCATTACTTGACGGCATTAATCCACAGCTAGAAAGTGTGAATGGTGAGGCGTTGCGTTGTGTTTTGGGTGGATATAAGGGGGGGTGGGGTTCCCCCCACCCATAAAAACAAACTTGAACCAGTTTTGGTTCAGTACCTACCCAGAACCTACCCTAGCCAGACTGGGCTTTAGATTGGGGTAGCCAGCACCTACCCAAGTAGGTGGGGCAAGCCTACCCTCGATTCTGCGTGTGATATATCTGCCACACTACCCAAAACCTACCCTCCCTGGGGGACCCTGCTTTGCTCTTGTTTTATTATTTTTTTGGTCTATGTCGGTAGGGGGGTATGTATATATATGAACCTAAGAGTACCTCTCCCATACCCCAAACCCCCATTCTACAAACCAGTTCAAACCAGTTCAGTTGACGTATCCCTAGTTTCAAGATATGCCAGAATTTGACCGTTGGAAAGTTCTCCGTCTTTCCCGCAGCGCACAATATAACTGATGCAGCAGCGCAGCCGACACTTACCTCCCTTGTGTTGGCTGGCGGTCCTTGCTATGTACGGTAAATGAATGTTAAATACATTTCTATTACCAGTCCTGACAAGGACAAGAACCCAAAGCATGTTGCTAAAGTACGCAAATGCTTGAAGTGTAATGTGGAATTTAAGTCGAATTGGATTGGTAATCGGCTGTGTAAGGAGTGTACCTCTAAACAGGATACTGCGGAGATATAAAAAAATGATCCCACAAAGTAAATTGATGTCATTTGTTGAGGCGAATACAAATGCGGTAGTAGGCCTCATAGTGAGTTGGGCATTTACATTTTGGGGGTTGCCGTTATTTGGGATACATCCTTCTCCTGTCCAGGCAACAGGAATTACAGCTTGTTATTTTTTTCTAAGTATAGGTCGTGCCTATGTATTAAGGCGTGGCTTTGAATCAGAGTGGATAAGAAGAATACGGATAGAAATAAAGCTATGGAAATTGAACAAAGACGTAACGAAGCTCCAGAACAAAATCTAAAAAAAATAAAAAAAGCTGGTCGGCCTCCTCATAAGCCTACTGACCAGTCAAGGAATATGGTCTTAGAGGCAGTTGGAATGGGGATGGAACAGACCATGATCTCTAAGTTATTAGATATTGCCCCCAAGACTTTACGGAAATTTTATCGGGATGAACTGGACACAGGCGTTGCGAGAGCTAATATGACTGTCGCCAAGAGTCTATATGGTCGGGCAATTAGCGGCAAGGATACGATAGCTAGTATATTTTGGTTGAAGGCCCGTGATGGCTGGCAAGATACGAATAAGACGGTGCATGAAGGTGTGCCTGAAAATATAACGGTACGGTTTGCATTGGAACGCCCAGATGAAGGGAAGATCATTGATGTGACCCCTGTGCCTGACTCAATAGAGAAAAATGAATAAGGGCCGCAAACCTAACGATTACTACCCTACACCACATACAGTAGTTGGGGCTGTAGTCAGCAGGCTGTCTTTGCCTCTTGGGTCGGAAAAAGTATGGGAACCTTGTTGTGGTGATGGGCGGTTTGCAGATGCAATCAGATTAACTGGTACAGATGTTATTCAAGGTGATATTGCTACAGGGGATAATTTTTTTGAAACTAAAAAAGCACCAGCAAAGCTGCTGGTTACAAATCCTCCCTTTAAGGAAATAAGAAAATTCATTGACCATGCCTTTACTATTGGGGTAGAGCGAATGGCCTTGGTTTGCCCTGAAAGATTGTGGGCCTGTAAAAAAGGCCATGACCAATGGCAGCGTCACAGACCTAGTGTTTGGGCGAATCTAAATTGGCGAGAAGATTATTTACAGAAGGGTGGTTCTCCTGATCGAGCATTAGCTGTCGGTATTTGGGAAGAACCACACACAGACTGGTGCTTATACCAAGTCTGGGAAAAGCCGCAGGACTCATAACATGGAATTGGTTACAACTTTGTTAGGCGGATCAATATTAGGATTCGTAACAACTATGCTTGGGCAAATGGGTAAAGCTCGTGCCAAGCAAGAAGAAATGAAGCTACGGGCTATGAACGCCCAGGCGGAATTGATCCAGAAGGCCAGAGATCATGGCCTAAAGGACAAGAACTTTGCATGGACCAGGCGCACGATTGCCCTGATATGTGTAATTGCTATTGTAGCTGTGCCGTTTGCTGCGCCGTTCTTTGGTGTACCCATTATGGTATCTGAAACCCAAGATGGCGCATTTTCGATTCCCTTTATTTGGAACTCAACCTCAGAAGTAATCTGGACTGAAGTGCATGGTATTCCCCTTGCACCTATGTATTTACATACGTTAGCTGCAATTATTAGCTTCTACTTTGGATCAAGCGCTGCAAGATGAAGGTATCTGATAACACCGCTATATCTATGCCAATGCGGAACTTAATCAGTATTGTGGTAGCAGTAAGTGTTGGTGTATGGGCTTTCTTCGGTATTCAGGAACGATTAAATCAACTGGAAACCTCAAGAGAAATTATGCAAAAAGATTTGGAGTCTGAGGTTAATAGATTACAAAACGCTATTGAAATTATTAAAGTCAACGAAGTCGCACAGAATACTGAGTTTCGGATTAAATGGCCCAGAGGGGAAATGGGTGCCCTACCAGCAGATCAGCAGCAAGACTTGCTCATAGAATTTGTGAGTTCTCAAGTTGAGAACATACAAGACGAGATGGAAAGCATGATGTCGAATACTGTCAATATTAAGCGGGCGCAGGAAGATATTAATAAAATGTTGGAGGATATTGAAACGTTAAAAAACAGAGTGAGAGAAGTTAATGGAGGTCATTAGCATTATTGTCATGTTTATGTTTGGCAACATGAATGACCAGGAAAACAAACTCACACAGTATATTCCTATGGAATCTTTATCATCTTGCATGAAAGAAGTACGAGCAATTAAGAAAAACCAGACTGGTTTTAGTAAAGATGCGTTTTGTGGCCCTGCTATTGTAGAAATAAAAGACGGAGAAGTAGTGGCATTACATACCTCAATTCCTAAAGAAGCTACAGTAGTTAATGCAGATATTGACAGCGAAACCTTTGAAAGATGGTCTATTCGGGCTAAAGAGAGATGGAATACTAAAAAATGACTGAGTTTGTTTGTGTAGTATGGGTTGATGCAGAAAATCATTCGGGGTGGGTAGATGTAAAAGAAGCAGAGCAGGTAGAGCTACCTGTCGTTTATACAACAGGGTGGGTTGTGCCCTCTAACAAAAATAATGTAATTGCAGTAGCACAAAGTGTAGGTCCTAACTTATTGGAAGAAGATGTTGGAGGTGTTTGGTACATCCCACGGGGCATGGTAAAACAAATCGTAAAGCTATACTCTCATCCCTTGTTGCCTACTTCCGCA